TCTCTCGAATTGGAGTCGACGGGGAAGCGAACCTCACCGTTGACCCACCATTGTTTTCCAGAGAGACATACGAATTCTTGGTTGAATAAGTACTCTTTATCTACTTCGCACGAAACAGTCCCGGTCCTGTAGACACCACGCCACTCGGGATCTGATGTAACGTGGTGTCTGACTGAAAGGACTGGATGGACATCTTGTCTTTCACAATACGACCAACTTTAATATCGCGAATGGTCATGCGATTATGGACAAACATCAACGTGTTCTCCAACCAGGCGTTGTCAAACCCGGGAGGATAAATTTTACCCGCAGTCTCAAGAAGCATCAGGCGAATAAAAGGGATGGTCCCGGGATTCATAGTCCCATCCGGTGCGTAACAAGTGCGCGACGCCATGGCAATGGAATCAAGAACAGCAGCGGCGAGCTGGTAATAAATGGGGCACAAGGCATAGGATTTAAATCCAGCCTGCTCGACCCAATTTATCTTACCAGTGGAATCACCTGTGCAATAGGCACCCTTCTTACACCAAAATGCATGAAAACCAGTGCGCTGGACGGAATGATTAGTCATAACATAATCATCAGTCCTGACACTTTTACCCAACACGGTCGGGAGCTGGTGCCAAACACGAGGTTTAACCACTTTAGACACACTCTTGATGAACTTGTGCTTCATCCACGCCCTGAATCCGTTCGCCACGCCTGGTAACACGAAATCGTAGATAGGAGCATCGTGAACCTCGGGAACGAGGAATTTAGTACTCTTACCGGTTGGCAAATTCTTTGGCAGTGGCCCAGTGTATGGTTGCCCCTTGACGACGATCTTGTGACCAGAGGCATACACAGTAAACACACTAGCCACATTGCGCTTAGGTGTAACCACGGGGATCTTGGACAACCCTTGCGGTGTCATAACAAGCGTGAATTTTGGCGAACGATAGGTCTGTGGCGTCAAAATAGCTTGCTGCACGGATAGAGGTGGTGGTGGCGGCGGGCGCAAACCTGGATACGGTACCCCTCTCAAAGCTCGAGCTGGTGGAGGTGGCGGTCGTCGAACTCGCTCAACAGACCCAGGGGGCGGAGCCTGGGCAAACGCGTCGGCCACAGATGGGCAGGGGATTAACGGCGGGCGCTCAAAGGGGGGTGCAGATGGCCGCGGAGGAACGTAGAGCGCACCAGTAATGAGGTCCAACATACCTCCTTCTTGGACCGGTTCACGCACAGCAGCGCATCTACGCGCTATCTCAATAATCTGTGCCTCTGTCAGTCCTTGTGCCTCATAATCGTCCCACTCATCGGCATCCATCTCATAAACGGATACATCCCCCTCATCTCCCTCATCCTCCATAGCTTCCTTCTCCTCAACCAGGTCATCTTCAGGCCTAACACGATGAAGCCTTTCGGCATCTCCTGAGAGTGTCTCAGTGTTAGTTCCATCCCTTAAAGATTCCTTGGTATCCGAATTGGAAAGCTGTGGCGCATCGTCATCCACATAAGAACAATGCGTACATTCTCCGCCACAACGAGCGCGACACTCGGGGGCCACACTGAAATCATCTTCCGCTAACATGGACTCATAGTCGGTGACAGACATGTTGGGGCGGAACTGTAGCACCTCCTGGTGGTCAGTGACGGGGTGATAATGAGGCGCAACCAAGGTGCATCCGACAATCCGACACTTCCATGCGCGACCATGTCGGAGCAGATGTTTTTTGATTATGCGCTGATCACCAGATGTCTTCTTCCCATCACCCCCGGGTTCAGAGCCCACCGGTGACTTCCCAGGACGCGGCCTACGGCGAATGCCCTTATGCCAGTGCGGGCCCGGACGAATACAGGTGCGCCCGGCAGCGCACTCCACATACGCAAAGATGTTGGATTTCGG